TTGTTGCCAAACAAAGGCTCTTTGATGAGCAGCGTCGGGTCGGACGTGTACTTCAGTCCTCGCCCAGCTTGCGACAGCTGATAGTCGATCTCGATCTGCGTCTCGATCGCTTCGTTCGGGAACGTCGGAAGTCCATCGATGGCGTCGCCGCCTGGCAGATTCTTGATCCATACGACCGGCACGAAGCCTAAGTCATGCTTGACCGTGCGCTTCTTGTCAGGCTTGGGAACAACCGGCTTCAGTTTGGCCTCAGCCACCTTCCATGGCGTGAACCATGTTTCAGCAGCCTGATCCCACACGCGCTGGAACCAGAAATCGGCCTTCAGATCATCGTCGGCAATCGTGTAACCGGTCGCTCGGAGGCTTGCGCCTGAGACCTTGTACAGTTCCGTGACGGCTTGCAGCGTGTCAGGTGCCTTCGGGTTCCATGTCGGCGTGAGATACGATGTATCCATCACCTCGAAGAACACGCGCTTGCTCAGTACCTTGAACAGGATGGCCGCGCTGCCCACGCTTCCGTGCGTGGCTGCATCAATCATCACCTGATTCAACGCAGACTCTTTGATCAGCTTCTGAAGCGCTTTCTTCTGACCCTCGTCCTTGAGCTCAACCGAAGGGAAATGCGCTTCGGAGAACAGCAGCGAGACCGAATCGTCAACTACCGTGCGGCACAGATTCGAGCGGACGCTCGGCCGGCGCTCACGTAGAGGGATGTATTCCTCGGCGTCGTTCTTCTCTTTGCCGAATGCGTGCTGGAGTTCGTCGTACAGCGTGCCTGCCAGGACGCGCTGAAGGACCTGGATTCGGAATGCGCGCTCCGGGAAATCCTTGTCCTGATTGAACGTTTTTTGGAGGGTCTTGAACATTGGCGTGTCGGAAGCCGCGCACGGCCGTTATCGAATCATGTGTGGAACGTGGGCACCATGCGTCGCAATACCCTTAATGCTCGGCCATTCGACGTCCACGCAATACCCGATGGCGGTCGTAATGTGCTGGTACTTGTTCTTTTGGTCTTCCTGAAACGTCGATCCTTCCTGCAACTGGACCGTTGCCAGACCTTTGTCGCACCACTTAGCGGTCGTCGGATTGACGAACAGGCTGCGCATGCCGTCTGCGGTGCGAATCTTCGTGCGCACCGCGTTCTGCCGATCCTTGATGGCCGGCGCAGCAGGCTTGACCTTGCGCACGAACCGCCAGTTATGCGCCTTCAGCACGCCTTCGATATCGGTGTAATCCGATGCGTGACCGTGTTTCTCACCAGCTCGCCCAGCAGGATCGCCATAGATCAGCACTTCGCGATTCTGGTGATTGACAAACTTCTCGACAAACTCCATGGCCGATTGCTTGGAAATGGCGCTCGTCAAAACGATTTCATCGAGCAGATAAAGCCCGTTGTCGCGCCGCACGCCAATCGCGGAGGACAGCGGCGTAAAGTTCTGGTCATGCATCCACAGCAACTGTTCGTGCGGCTGAATGCGCGCGTCCGTGTGGTTTGTGCGGTCGTAATCCTCGTAGATGCGGCCCGTTGCACCCTCAAAGCTAGCCTCGTATTCCTGTTTGTACTGCTTGGCCGACATCTGGCGCTTTGCCGCGGCGATCGTGTCAGCCGGCAGGATTTCCGCACTCTTCCAGTGGAATAGCTTCCAGTCCGGATCGTTGCCCGACTCGGCGTACTGCGCCATGTCGTAATAGTGATTCAGCCCGTCAGGAACGCCGATGAGCCAGCACCATGCCTTGTATTCAGGGCGAGTAGGATTGAACGTGTCCAACGCAGGACGGATGTTCGCCTCCCACGCTTCAGCTTTCACGTCGGCGATTTCGTCAATCACGCCACCCGACCAGAACACGCCTTCGATGCGCTCCGGACGATCCAGGCCGATCAGTTGAACCTGCGTGCCGTTGTCCAGATAGATCGTGAGCTCTGTCTCGGACGGCGCCTTGGAACATAGGCTCGTCAGGCACAGCTTCTTCATGTCCGCCCAGTAGATCTTTTTTACCTGATCTCTGGTAGGCGCGGCAATGAAGTACATCTCGCCGGCATTCTTCATCGCCATCTTGGCAACGAAGCGCTTGGCTCGTTCAGTTTTGCCTGATCGCCGGCCAGCAGGAACAACCGGGAAGCGAACGCCGTTCTCTACGGCATGAATCAGTTCCGTCTGCACCGGATGGTCAATCAACTTGTACCAGCGGGCCAATTCACGCTGTGTTTGCAGGTTGAGTGCCATCAGTCGGGGAGGTGAGCCGCAATCTCCTTTAGAAGTTGCGCGTTGTCTTTGACAGGCTGCGCCGCCGCCTCAGCGATGCCGTATGCCTCACGTTCGAGAGCGACCAGCACCTTAATCGTGTCGGCCATCTTCTTCATGCTGTCGATTCGGCCAGCACTGGAAATGACCTTCTGATACAGGTCGTTGCGCTTGTCTTGTCCCTTGTCATCCTCGGCCCTGAGCATTTCGCCCAGTTCGTGGAACAAGTCAATGCTTCCCGTTTCAGCTTCCAACTCGGCAAGCAGCGACATCGCAAGCGTTCTGGCACGGGCGATATCTTTGCGCTGGGTGAGTTTGACCGTCGCAACAGTCTCGGCCCCCGCGTCGATCAGTTCGCGCTCCGGGATCGCACCTTCTGTGCGAACCTTGCTGCGAACCTCTGCGGTGCGAACCAGTGCGTCTGCCTTGGCCTGTACCTTTGCGGCAAGGTCTCGAACCCATCCGTCACGCTTGGCACGCTTGCGGATTGCGGTATCGGTAATGCCTTGCGATGCGGCGATCTCGCGTATGGATAAGATGCCGACCCGGTAGTCGGCTTCGATCCGCTCCCAGTCCGGCGCCGCTTTATCTGGCTGCGCCATTGCTTGCCTTTGAGTGATTATTTTCTTGTGGCTCGGGCGACGTTGGAGAAATCTACTCAGAAACTGCGCATCCCCGCCGCCATTCCCTGGGGAGGCCCCAGGAGCGCCACGTGATGCGCTGCGCCGGTTGTTTCAGGCACTCAGCGCTTGCCTGGGCAGCGGGCGCAATGATTAGCCTATGCCCAGGCGGGCGGAGCGGCTGAAATGCGCCGGTGCTGCGCTTGTAAAAAAGCCCGCTCTAGGCAGGCAATCCGGCGGCTCTCGCCAACTGGAGGAGATTTGGTTTCTTAATCTACAGAGGCGCGCATGTGACCGCCGGGGATCAAGCGGTCCGCCTCTACGACCGCAGCGAGCACATCACGCGCCCATGCCATGCCTTTTGTGCAAACAATCCGGCAACTACCGCCGTCAGCGAACTCAAACCCCTCTACGGCGATCTCAACGCCCTTAGCCGTGTAATCGATGGTCACGCGCCCGAATTTTTTCAGGTCGGTGTAATCAATGTCGGCGGCGGGAAGCACCATGCCGGGAAGTGATTTGATCATGCGCCCTCTAAATGCAAAAACATCTTGACGTTACGCGCGTAACGTATATAATAGATTCATGGGTTCAGCAAAACCCGCAACCAACCGGAGATTAAAATGAACAACGTCTCGATCAACACCACTGTCACGACTACTCCCGATTTCAGCGGTTTCAAGTTTTATGTTGAGGCTGGTCAGGCATTCGATGCCGATGACTATGCTGAATATACAAGACTGAACCGCGCCGATCTGAACGCGCGCGACGTTCACGCTGCGCAGGATGCCGCATCCCAGTTGCGTGACGGCGAATGGTTGGAAATTTCTCACGAAATCGGCGATTGACCTTATTAAGGAGGAAGCACCATGTCCAAATTTGCCGTCATCATCGCCGACCTTAACAGCAGCGAGCTCGGCTACATTGTGAGCACGCATCGCAGCGAGGGCGCAGCCATCAAAGCACAACCTGACGCGCCGGGCGCTTATGTCGCCCACCGCAAGCCGGATGGTGAGTGGGAGCGCTATCTTGATGCTCGTGATCGCCGCGAAACTCCACCCGCTTTCACTGCCGCTCAACGCGTCCGAAAATCCGAATCTGCTCTGCGTGAGCGTGGCGGTCGCCGGCTTCCGGGCGGCTCACTGCAACCCGACGCCGCCGCAGCACTCGATACTCTGCAGCGATCCGGCTATGCAGCTAGCGCTACTGCGGTCATTGCGCGCGCGCTGCTCGAAGCAGCAAGCAAATATTTTTAATATTTATACACACAAATATCTTGCATTCTTGTTTTGTGTGTATATAATAGAGTCATGGATGCAGCGAGGTCCACAACAAACCGGAGAGACGAAATGACCAAACTTCAAGCCCTTACCGCCGAATTTCCGA